TATTGTCTGAAAATGCTACCGTTTTTAAATCTGAAACAACTCTTTATTTTAAGAATATATCAAGTGTATTTAGAATAAATGGTAGAAGATTATCTTCAAATGTAGCATCTGAAGCTTCTGCTTCAGTTGGCATAGCAGCAAACAAAGTAAAGTATAATGATTTATTTTGTGTAAATAACTATCCTGAAAATAATCAGTTGGTTGCCTTTAATTCTACTGTTAATTTTAAAACATTTACTTCATCTGGTCTTATAAATGATAGTAAAAATAAAATCATAAAATTATCAGGCACAAGTTTTAAGGGATTTTCATCTGTTTTAGTAATTGATAAAATAGCTTTTACATCAGTAGATAGAGATTTCTATAAAACATTAACAGATATTTATTACGATAAAACATGATAGCAAAATTTAACAATGTAGAAGATGCTGAAATTTATGAAGCATCTGTACACTTTTACTTACAAAGTTTTAATACAAAAAAAAATCCTAATAAATATAAAGCCGCTAGATGGTCAAATGTTCATAAAATTGAATCTTTTTTTTATGTACCAATACATCCTAATATAGAAGTACAATTACCGCATGAAATTGTAACAAGAATACCTTATATAGAAGAAGAATTTATATGAAAGCACGCGTTTATACTAATTTCTTTTATGTATTATCAGTTTTAGCTTGCTACATACTAAATGCTCTTTTATACATTTTATTTTAACAAAACAGAAAGATGAATTATGAGTTTAATTACTAAACAAATTAATATTTTAAATGCAGAAACAACATCTGAGGCATTATCTGCTTCTGAGGTATATGATTGCATCCCATTTATTATTTATTGCCCATCTATAGTTACAGATACGTTAATGCGCATTCATGTAGAAAATCCTGTTACAGGAGAATTTTACGCATTATCTGAAACTAATGGAGCAGACAGTCCAATTACTATTTCTGCAAATAAACATATTCCATTAGATATTAATGTAGCTCGTGTATTGCGTTCTAAAAACTTTAAATTAGTTACAGAAACAGCACAAGGACAATTAACTACATTTGTAATTGAATATCAAAAAGTAGAGTTTTAAAATGGCTTATAAAATATGTGTAAGGTGTAAGTCTAATTACTATGCAGACTATTATAATCCTAATAGACATTACTATTACAATAAACACATTTTTAGCTATTGCACAAATAGTGAAAATTCAAAACCTGGTCAATTTTATCAAGATAAAAAAGGTAATTACATACAAAAGAAATGATTTTCACAATTGAACAACATCGTATTGGTTATAAACCACAATCTACATTAGGAGAAGTAATTTTACCTGTTCCACGAATAGGTAGATTTTGCTATACATTAGAAGATACTGTTAGAGGAGATGGAATAAAAGTAGCTAAGTTTACTGCTATTCCAGCATTAAAATATAACGTAGGTATTCGTTATAGCAACTCATTTAAACGTGATGTATTGGTATTATATACTAAAATTATAGAACGCAATGGTTATAAAGAGTATGTTATTGAACATAATGGAATTACATTTACTTATGTATTAGTACATGGTGGTAATACTATTCATCATAGTGATGCTTGTATTCTTGTTGCCTATAATGCTATTACTAATGAAGAAGAATATAAGATTCAACTTACAGTAGAAAAAGATTTATTTGATATAGTATCTTCATGGATAAAAGCAGGAGATACCGTATATTGGAATATAACTAACAAATCACAGAAAAGTTAAAAATGACACAATTCTTAAAACCAATAATAACACTTATCCCAACAGTAATTAAACTGTTTAAAAAACAGACCCCTAAAGTTGGAAATAAAATAGCAAACGCTGGAATTAAATTATTAACAGGTGGATTAGCGGCAACTGGTTCAGCTTCTTTAATAGATGCTAGTTCTCTTGATAATATAACAGCTTTAGTTGTTGCAATTACTCAGATGTTAGGTGCATTATCTGCACTTGTAGGTACAATAGCTATTGCTGTTGGTAAATCTCAAATAAAAGAAAATCCAGATGTTGTTATAAATGGAGGCAATTCAGATGGAAATTAATTATTTTATTGATATTTTAATTACCTTATCTGGTGGTATAATATCAATATCTCTTGCTATTATTGCATTTTTCCTAGTAAATTATTTCAAATCTTCTGAAAATAATGTTAATCAATTACATGATAAAGATGAAATTATGGATAGAGAAATAAATGTACTGAAATCAGATATTGCTCAAGCAAATACTGTTATTAAAAGTAACAGAGAGTTTCTTGAACATAGTGTATCATTACAGAACTCATTCTTAAGAGAACAAGTAGAAACACTTAAGACTGAAATGAGAATTGGTTTTAAAGCAATAGAAAATAAACTGAAATAACTATAAAATGAAATGCCAAAAGAAATACTAGTAATTAATGATTTATCTAAAGGAATCAATACTGAATTTGACAGTAAAGATATATTAGATACACAGTTAATTCAGTGCCATAATGTAGTTACAGACATGGTAGGAAAATTAAAACCTATTGAAGCATATAAGATTCCATTTGATTTCTTAGGTGGAGTTTCTGTTTTACTTAATGCCAATACGAATGTTTTATACTTTAGTACAGACTATGACAAAAATGGATATTCTAATAAAACAGACTGGATAGCATATCAATATAACAATACAAAAATAAGAATAGCATGGAGAGATACTGATGGTAATTTTAATTTAGTAAATTCATCATATTATTTAGAATACACATTTCTAAAAAATGGTATATTTAAATTTGCATACGCTAATGGATTTTTATTTATAACAGATAGTACATTTGAAAATGATACTGTTATATTTGGTAAAGCTTCTAATAGTCATTTCTATGGAACTGTAGCTCAATATTCATCTACAATAGTTAATTTTTCTAAGTTAGAATTTGATATATTTGGTTTGATGCAACCAGCATCTTTTAATGCATCAGGCAATGTTGCTGACTTATTTGTTATTATAAATGGTATAAAATTTAGTGCTAAATCTCCATATTCATATGAAATAAAAGATTATGCTATAGTATGGGATTGTAACAAAACTATTGAAAATGGTCATATAAGTATCGATAAATTATCTAAAACTATATGGATAATCCCGCCTAGATATTGCTTAAATGATAATGCTACTTCAATTACTATAGACTTACAAACGTATGACTATATAAACTTTTGTGAATGGTTTAATAAACATAAAAGTGATGCTAATAATTTAATAGAAGCATCTGTCCCATCAGGTGAAGGCATTCCTAACAATGTAAGAAACTTTGAAACATATAATGGATATAATAATTATGCAGAATTAAGAGAATTTGTAATAAAAAATCAATCTACATTTTCTTTTATTTCATTTAATGATAAATCTGCAGTAAATTATAGAATTATGGATAGTCAAATATATTCTTCTACAATAGACAGATTGAATGTATTAAATACTATAGAAAACTGGAATAAATTTACAGATTTTAATGAAACATACTTTAAAGATAGATTTAGTATTATAAATGGAACTTCTGTTGCTAATAAACTTGATACAACATTAACAAATTATTCTAATACATATTCAATATCAGTATCTGGATTAGAAGGTGTTCCTATTAATATAATACCATTATCTTATAATCATAAAAAATCATTTGTATTAAGAATATCTGTAGTTGAAGAATTAGGCAATCCACTACCAGAAGGTACATATGTATTTGGATATACTGTTTTATTAAAGAATAAACAGGAAGTATCATTTAATGAAATAATAAATTCAGTTACAATACCACCAAATAAAGCTTTCTTAGCAGAATTATTTTTTAATATAAGAGAATCATATTCTGTATTAATTGATGCTCAAAAATATGATTTATTAATAGATTCTTTTAAATTCTATATGAAGAAAATAGAAGATTCTGAATGGTTATTTGTATCTAGAGTTTCATTAAAAGATGGTTCTTATGATAAAGACGATGTGTTTAATGCAGGATATATAGAAGTTTACTCTGAATTAACAGGTAATGAAAATGAAAATATAATATATACATCTTTTAATATTAAACAAGAATCTTACAGTACATTAAGATACGAAGCTGGTTTTTCAGAGAAAGACTCATTACAATCTAAATATAAATCATCTGTATTTGCTAATAATAGATTATTTGCTGTTAATATAAAAGATGAAAATGAAGATTTATATCCAGATAGGATATTAATATCAAACTCTAGAAATCCATTTACATTACCATCTAATAACTTTATTGATATATCAAATGAAGATGGTGATGAATATATTACCATTTCACATTTTTCTTCAAGAATACTTGCTTTTAAAAAGAAAAATTTGTATATAATCAATATAACTTCTAATGACCCAAGTACATTTTATCTTGAACAAACTGTATTTAATGCTGGTGTTGAAAGTCATTATTCAGTTTGTGAGACGGAATTTGGTATAGCTTGGTTTAACAAGAATGGTATATACATTTATGATGGTAAAGCTGTTAATGAAATTACAGAAGGTAAGATAAAAGGTGAATATATAAGCAATTATGATACTTATAATGTTAAACGTGTTGGATATGATTTCTTTGAAAAAAAGTTAATCATAACATTTCAAAAATTAAATGACTCTTATTCTTATGTATTTGATTTTAAAAATTCAGCATTTAATACAATAGTATTTGCTAATGCTACTTATGCTACTAATTTCTTTTCTATTGGAGGAAGAGCTGTAATGTTTATATCATCAGACATACACGAGTATACTGAATCAATAAACAGTACACGCTCAGTCATAGTAGAAACTAAAAAGTATGATTTTGGACAGCCGCATGTTAGAAAGAAGATAAGAAGATTTTACGTTCATTTCAGTGGAACA